AGGCCAACACGGCCCAACAACTAGCCCTTGAGAAAGCGCAGATTGCCCATTGTGAACGGGCCACGAAGCTCGGCATCAAGGATTACGAGGAAACGGAAGACAAAGCCCTTAAAATTTTCGGAGTAAGTAACACAAACCACTTAATCAAAGCGATGCCGGAGAATTCCGAGGTAGCCATGTACTACTTCGGAAAGAATCCTAAAGTGGCCGAAAGGTTTGCAGATATGCTGAAGGACGATCCGATCCGGGGGCTCCTGGAAATTGGAACCCACCTGGCTGGCGTAAAAGTCAAGAAGGGAGGGAAATCCAAAATACTCCCTGACCCTGATTTAGAATTAGAGGGCGGCCAAACCGGCTCGCCTAAAAAATCGCGGGGTCCTCAAGGGGCAACCTTCACCTGATAGGATTAAATCATGCCTGACAACTTTGACAGTAATGTCACCAGGAAGCTTGCGAGAGTTTTCCTGGAAAAATTCGAGGCGGCCCGAGTGGTCACCAAGAATATCAACACCCAGCTGCTTGAGGGTAAATTCGACCCGTCAAGTGGCGATACCGTGGACTTTAAACGGCCCACGGATTATACCTCAAGCCGACACGCGACTGGTGATGCCACCGGCATAGCCAACGATATCATCGCGGGTAAAGCAACGGGTACTGTTCAGGACTATTTCACCAGCTTGGTTGATTTCACTGAAGCCGACCAAGCGATCAAGATGGACCAGATCGACGAACTCCTGGCGCCAATGGCGACCCGGATCGTGACCGACCTGGAGCTTGATTTCGCGGCTTACATGATGAAAAACGCGGCTCTTCTGTCGGGTACTTATGGAACCGCACCGACGACCTGGTCAGATATTGCGAACTGGGGAGCGGTTATGCAAGCCAACGGTGTCCCTGGGGATAACGACTGGAATGCATTGATCAACCCCTATACCGCATCAACCTTGTCCGACGTTCAGCGCTCCTTGGGAGCAGGCGGCAAAGCTGGCGACGCGGTAATGACTGCCTTGAGAAAGGCGACCATTACCGAGGACTTCGCTGGCCTCAAGGTTATGACCGGGACGACCCTGGCGAATTACACCTCCGGCGCTTATGGCGGAGACTTGGCTGGAACCATCTCCTCTCTCGATGTCACTTATGTGACGGCGAAAGATACGATGACCCAGTCGATGGTAGTCGCGGGGATCGGGACCTTTTCCGGAACCGTTCCAGCTGGAACCGTTTGGCAGGTAACTGGTCGGAATCGATTGAACCTCGCCACCCGGCAGGCTGTAGTTGACGGCGCTGGTGCAAATGTCCTCTGGACGGCTGTACAGACCGCTGACTCAACCTTTACGTCTGGCGGTGGTACGATCGTCCTATCCGGCCCGGCCATCTTCGAGTCTGGTGGATCTTATAACACGACTGATACGGCAGTTGCTGCATCCGACGTCATTACCATCCTTGGCGCGGTTTCAACCTTGTATCAGCCAAACCTTTTCTGGCACAAAAACGCCTTTGCAATGGGCTCCGTGCCGCTGAAGAAACTCTTTTCGACCGATACCTTGGCAACAACTGAGGACGGTCTTCAGCTGAGAGTTTCTAAATTCTCAAACGGTTTGACGAATACACAGAGCGTGCGGTTTGATCTCCGCCCCGCTTATGCGGTTCTGAATCCGTTCTTCGCAGGTCAAGGCTGGGGATAACCAGCCAAAGCCGAAGGATAACCCTCCCTCCCTGGGGACTCACGAAACCGGGGCGGGGGGCTCCTCGGGTTTTGCTTAATCGCTCAACTTGGCCACCGAGAAAACCCAAGAAAAAATAAACACATCTCACCGGAGGATTTATGCTAATTAAATGGGAAACCCCAGCGGGCTTGGTAAAAGAAACAAACAACCTGAAGGCCACGGTCAATTATTGCGAAAGCCTCGGCTGGCGCCAAATTACCGGCGGCGAAGTTAATCCCGGAGACGGGGACGGAACGCTCAAGGGATCTGACCCGGACACCGATCCAAAGCCGGATAAAAAGAAGTCTCGGCCGAAGGTGGAAAAAGGAAGTCGGGAGCCGGAAGCCGCAGAATAAAACTACAGCCTCATCTGAGAAAATAGTTTTTTCATTTGAGGCGGTACTTTAAAAAAGGGATCGATATATGTCCATTGGAACCGACGTGATAAAGGGAGCGCTTAGAAAAATCGGGGCTCATTCCATAGTCAGCCCGGCGGAGCCCGGCACGATTATCGAAACAATGGAAACCCTTAACTCAATGATCTTAGAGTGGATCAGCCAAGATATAGAGCTGGGTATAACTCCGCTCGAGGCCCCTTCAGATGATCTTGATGAGCCGCCCGGCACAAGGAATATAATCGAGGACAATCTGGCGATCGCAGCGGCCCCAAACTTTGACAACGGATCAACGACTGTCGTATCCGCCGCGCTCCAAAGAAACGCCAGGCTGGGTTTCGGGAGGCTCGAGGTAGCATATCAGGCGGTTAGCGTACCAAAGAAAAAGGTTTCGGGGACTCTTCCAAGGGGAGCGGGAAACTCTAGAGGCAACTGGGAGGATACTTTTTTCGGAAAGTCGCGTGACTTAGATGGCTAAAGCAACCCTGCCCCGGGGATTGCAGGGGTCAGAGAATTTACCACAAACCCAGACTGCGCTGGTGAATTGCTTTTTCGCCTCCGGCCCAGAAGGGGAGCTAATTATCCCACGGCCCGGTATCGATCAACTCGGGGTCAGCTTTACTAACCGAGGCCGAGGGACGTTCAGCTGGAACGGGAGCCTGTACACGGTTTTCGGTACAACCCTCTATAAAATTACAGACCTCGAGGCTGGAACGCCTCTGATTATCGGGACGATTCTCGGCTCAAGCCCTGTAAAGGCTGTCCCGGGATTTAATGACATAGTCCTTATGGCCAAGGATACGGCGCTCTATACCTTGGACAAGCTCGACTTTCTTACAGAGATAACCTCAAATCAAAATTTTGTTTCTGTTACCGACGTGACCCATATCAATGGGAAATTTGTCTATATTCCGACCGACGGGGAGCCCGCTTTTTTCTCAGACGTCGGCGTGGCCGGCACGGTCCAGCCTCTCTCCTTTTTCGACGCCGAAGAGCTTCCTGATTTAAATAACGCGGTTTTCGAGTTTGCCAACACGCTTTATATCGGCGGCACAGATTCTTTTGAGCTTTTCCGGGATACCGGAGGAACGCCGAACCCTTTCACAAGGATAAGCGGAGCCCGGCACAGGTACGGCTATATCGGCGGCCTCCTGGAATACACCGACAGCTTTCTGTTTCTCGGCCGGGAAAAGGGTCAAGACTTCGGGTTCTATTCCATAGGCCCCGGATCCACTCAGAAAATATCGAATCCATTTATAGACAAAATCCTGGCGGGATACGCGCCGGAGGAGCTGGGAGCCTGCGTGTCCGGCCGAATTAAGTGGCGAGGATACGACCTGGCGACCTTTACCCTGGCCCGGGATTCTTTCGGGTTCTACGCGGGCGAATGGTTCAAGCTCAACACTTTAATTGACGGATTTCCCCGGCCTTGGCTCGGCGGTTTTATCGCTCAACATAACGGGGTTTATTATTCGTCCAGCCGCCTCAAGCTCGGGAAGTTTGCCGCGATCAATACCGATTTTGATGAACGGGTCGCCAGAAGTATGGACCTCGGGATCAAACACCCAAACAATCAAAGGTTTTCGTGCCAAAGTATTGGTATCGGAATATCTCAAGGGTTTAATGCCGCTGTCGGGACCGTCGGCTTATTTATGAGCCGGGACAATCGAGTATATGGCCCGGGCCTATTCAAGAGCCTGGGAGCTAAAGGAAAATATCATGATAAGCTTACCTGGAACCCTCCGGGCGGGCTTGGTAGTTACGACGGTTTCATGGGGGTTAGAATATACACAACTGGTGATGTCTCCTTTGCCGCAGATTCTCTTTTTTTAGATATAAGGTAAAAAATGGCAGATGAAATTGTCAGCAAGCCGGACCACGGCGAAAGTATTATTGATCTCCTCAACGCGCAGTCAGGCATAGCCTCTCCACGCCTCCAGATTTTCTTTGACGACATAACCAGAATCCTTGATGATCTTTCATCGGCCTCCGACGGCGGAGCGATAGACGCCTCCAACTTTGATCCCTCCTCTATTATTTACCGACCCAGTACCGGGACATC